ATGTTCTGCCACTGCATCCGCGAGTCAGGTGGTTGCCAAACACCTCGGCTTTGATCTGGCTGCCAAATCTGTGACATCCTCCCGTGGCCATTTCGCATGCAATCTTTCCGTCAACCAATACTGACCAGCTATCACCGTTTTCGATTGCTTTAACTTCTGCGTTTTCGTTGCAAAATTTGTAGTCTGAAAGCGCCATTCCCGTCTCTCCGTTGTTGTCTCTCGATGTGTCTATAATCTCAAATACACACCAAAAAGTACACACCCTGATTAGATCGTTTTGGTTTAAGGTGGGTGGGGGTTATAACGCAGCGAGGAAGGCAGGACTTTTGTAAAATTTTGTAACGTAGAAAAAGGGATAGTTAACGGGTAGTAAATCTTTTACTAAGCCTTTTATTTTCTATCTCTTTGTTCTATAAGAGATTATTATAAGGCTTAGACGGATAGTACGGATAGTTAAAGACAATACTTTCCCGCTTCCCTAATATCTCTTTAGGGTTTCTGACTATCCGACTAGAGTGAGCGTAACGACTTGAAAGGTAAGGATTTAAGGCTTAGTAAAATTTGACTATCCGTCAACTAACCGAACTAAGCGTTAGCCTTAAAATCCCTGTAAATCAACAGCTTTCCCTGCCAACGCCCCATATATAACCCGCTCTACGCTTGCCGTCAACCATCCGCTTAGGCTATAGTTCACTGTACTTTTCGAACGATACAAAGGAGCTACCGCCCATGATGACCATAGATGACGTTCGCCGCCAGCTTAAAGACCTGCGCCCTTCCCGCGTTTCAGAGGCGACCGGGCTGCACACCAACAGCATTAGAGACATTCGGGACAACCCTGAAGCCAACCCCACCTACAAGACGTTGAAGGCCATTTCCGACTACTTGGAGTCCCGCGCATGATGTACCGCGACTTTGTGGACGCGGGGCTGCGGGTTTTTGCGCTTTGGGCAGTACGCGACGGCGTATGCGATTGCGGAGACCCGGAATGCATGGTGCCAGGAAAGCACCCCAGAGCGTCAAACTGGCAGCACACGCCGGAATGGTCAGAAGACCAACTAGAAGTCATGGAAGAGATGGATCAGTTTGAAACCGGCTACGGTGTCCTAACGGAAGGACTGCTGGTAATCGACGTTGACGAACGTAACGGCGGGGCTGAATCTTACGAACGCTTATTAGAGAAAGTGCCAGCCATTGCAGGTGCCGGTCTTGTTGTCAGGACTGGAAGCGGCGGGCAGTCGAAGCACCTTTATTTTGCCATGCCAGAACCTGTGCCAATGGTGCAGCACCTTGAAGGCTATCCAGGAATTGACTTTAAAAGCAGTGGCTATGTAGTCGGCCCTGGCTCTTATCATGAGTCCGGAAACCGCTATGAAGTCTTGACAGGCTCACCGTTTGATATTGAGCGCGCCCCTGCTGATCTGGTTGACCTTCTGCGTAAGCCGGAGCGCCACCGGGCAAGCGTAAACGGTTCGCCCGTTGATGTGTCGGAAGATGATATTGAGTCTATGCTGAAGTCGATAGACCCCGACTGCGACCACGAACAATGGGTCAGATGCGGGATGGCCGTGCACCATGCGACCGGGGGTGCGGCTTTTGACTTGTGGGCCGACTGGTCTGCCAAGGGCTCAAAGTTCCCCGGCGTTGGCGTACTTGAAAAGCGCTGGCACCCATTCGGAAAGACGGACAACCCCGTAACGCTTGGCACACTGGCACACTATGCAGAGCTTAGCGGCTGGGTTGCCCCTGTAGAGTTCACTTCTGATGTGCATTTTGAGCTGCCGGAAGAAGACGGCATAGAGGTTGAAGGGATCGACCTGCTACGTCCGCCAGGCTTTGCCGGAAAGCTGGCTGCATGGATCAACTCACGAAACCGCAACCCCCGCGAATACCTTGCAACCGCTGCGGCATTGGCGACCATTTCCAGCGTTGCCGGTATGCGCTACCAAGATCCGCTAGATGGCATCACGCCAAACGTGTTTCTGTTCGGGGTTTCCGGTTCGGCAACCGGTAAAGAGTCCATCCTGAAAAGCCACCAGGAACTATTGAGGGCGGCAGGTGTTGCCAGTGCAGCTCATGGCGGGTTCAAGTCAGAGCAGGAAATATTCAGGAACCTGACCCGCCACCAGTGCGCTCTTTACGTCATTGACGAATTGGGGGAGACACTGGGCAAGATTCAGAACGCCAGGACAAAGGGCAGCGCAAGCTATCTAGAGGGCATCGTAGGCTCTCTGATGTCGCTGTACTCAAAAGCGAACAGCTTTGCGATGGTGACAGGCGACCTGAAGGAAGAAATAAAGAAAGCCATGATGGCGGAATACGCGGGCATTCAAAAGCGCATAGACGGCAACGAAGGCACAGAGCGCGATGAAATCCGCCTGCACAATATCAAGCGCCAGCTTGACCACATAGACAGCGGCATAGAGCGCCCATACCTGAACATCTTTGGCCTGACCACGCCAGAGCGTTTTAACGACCTGATGGACTTCGATATGGCGGCTAACGGCTTTATGGGCCGGTCGTTGATATTCCGAGAACGGGAAGACAACCCAAAGAGCAAGCCACGCGGAAAGGTAAAGCGCGGCAAGGTGCCTGAAGAAATAGCGGCAACCCTGCAACAGCTTTACGCGCCAGGACATTCGGAAGTGCCGGAAAGGGTTGAGCGCATTGGTGAGCCCGTAGACATTGCCACCAGGCCAGACGCCGAGTCGCTACTTGATGAGGCAGAGCAAGCGTTCTATGAAATGGCGGAGCATGCCAAGAACAGTACGGGGCTGACAGCAATACCAAGGCGCGGGTATGAGCAGGTCGCAAAGGTGTCAATGATACTGGCGATACCGGAAGGGCTGCGCACGGCTGAGCATGTAAGGTGGGCTTACGCATTGGTTAAGCGTGACGTTGAGGAAAAGATGAAGCTGGCACACAGCAACAGCGCGGTGGATAAGCAGGACGCACTTGCCAGCCAGATCATGAGCAACGTGTCAGAGGACCACGGCGAAACCATCGGCAGGCTGCGCAACAAGTGCCGAAAGTACCGCAAGGAAGACGTAGACAAGACCGTAGAAAAGCTAGAAGAGGCCGGATATCTGCGCTCGGAAGAGCAGGCCGCAGGACGCGGGAAAGTGACAAAGAAATATTTTGCTGTAATTAGTTGACAGTGCAATGTGTTTTTACTAGAGTAAGAAGTGTCGCAACAAGGCGCGACTTTTAAACCCAATGTGGAGAAAAGATATGAGCAGCATCCTTTCTCTGGCTAAGAAGCCAGAAAACAGGGCCATTATCTGTACGATAACCGGTGATGCCGGTGTAGGTAAGACCCGACTCGCATCAACATTCCCGAAGCCCGTATTTATCCGTTCTGAAGACGGTATGCAGTCCATCCCAGAAGAAGACCGCCCGGACGCTTTGCCGGTGGTTAGCCAGCCTAAAGAGCTTTGGGATCAATTCACAGCGCTTATCAATGAAGATCACGATTACAAGAGCGTTGTTATTGACTCTGTAACGGCTCTTGAGCGCATGTTTATTCAGCACGTAGTAGACAGCGACCCTAAGAAACCCAAAAGTATTAACCAGGCGTTGGGCGGGTATGGTGCTGGCCTGGCAGCGGTTGCCTCCATGCATCAACGTGTACGCAAGGCTGCTGGCCTGCTTAACAACAAAGGCATTCACGTTGTCTTTATTGCCCATGCCGACACCAACACCGTAGAGCTTCCAGACCAAGACCCGTACACGCGGTATGACTTGCGGCTGGGCAAGCGTAGTGTTGCGCCGTATGTGGATGATGTGGACCTTGTAGGCTACCTGAAGCTAGAAACCCACACCATGGGTGATGGCGAGCGGAAAAAGGCAATCAGCGACGGCACACGACTGTTGGTGACTTACACCACGGCTGCTAACGTCAGCAAGAACCGCTATTCAATTACTGAAGACCTGATCGTTCCTGAAGGGGATAACCCGCTGTTCGATCACGTACCAACCCTGAAAGGAGCTAAATCATGAGCTTTTGGAATATTGACAAACCAACTGATGGTAACTTTGAAACTGGCGGCGGCGATATGACGCCGATTCCGAAGAACACAAGCGTCCTGGCTGCGCCGGACGAGGCAAAATGGGACGAATACGACGGTGACCGATTTATCAGTATTCGCTGGGCTGTGATGGCCCCGGCTGAGTACAAGAACCGCAAGATCTTTCAGAAGATCCGAGTTGAAGATAGTGACCCGAAAAAGCAGGAAAAGGCCAAGCGCATGCTGGCAGCGATTGACGCCAACGCAGGCGGAAAGCTAATGGCAGCAGGTGAAGAGCCGACCGATAAGAGCCTTACCGTTGCGCTTTGCAACAAGCCTATGGTACTGAAGCTGCAAGTCTGGGAGATCGACAAGGAGCAGGACGGTACGCCGATTCCGAAGGAAGATCGGAAAAGTGGAAACTGGATCAGTGCTGTAAGCCCTCGCCAGGGAAGTTAGAAGAAAGAAGAGGAGCCGGCTAAAGAGCCAGAGCAAATGCCCACTGATTTTGATGATGACGTAGGTTTT